AGACAACCAGACAAGAATTATAGGAACACCTAAAGGACAAAACCTCTTTTATGAGTTGTTTCTAAGAGGGTTATCTAACGATCTAGAATACGAGAGTTTCCAATATACGGTATATGACTCTCCATATTGGAGTGCTAAACAGATAGAAGATGTTAGAAGGAAAACACCAGAGTTGATATGGAAGCAGGAATACATGGCAAGTTTTGAAGCCTTTGCAGGTATGATATATCCCGACTTCAAAGAGGAGATACATTGTAAAGCGAGTCCTGAGAGAAAAGTTACTGATATCTTTTTTGTGTCTCTTGACCCTGGGTGGGAACACCCTACTGCTTGTATATTAGCTAAAGAAGACCTAGAGGGAAACTTGTTTGTTATTGATGAGTTTAGGGAGAGCCATTTACATGTTGGAGATATATCAAGATATTTACAATCAATGTTGGTCAGAAATGGTCTTAAAGAAGAGGATATAGAAATGTTCATTATAGACCCGTCGGGGAGAAAGACAGACCAAACTAGTGGACAGAGTATATTATTCCAATTACAAGAAGAGGGCTGGGGGTTTGTTCCTGCTAATAATGATCTTATGCCTGGTATAAGCAGAGTAACTAGAATGATTAGAGAGAACAGGTTGTTTATTGACAAGAATAGATGTCCTTTGCTTGTGGAAGAGATAAAGAATTATCATTGGAAGGAGTTTAATGATGGAAGCTATGGAATGAACCCAACACCCTACAAGATCGGGGATGACCTAGTAGATACGGTTAGATATCTCTGTATGGCAAGACCAGACTACTTTGAACACCCTAAGGTTAATATGTATGGAGAACTAGAAAAAGAAGAAAATGATGACGAAGTTGATATTAACGAGTCTATAGACAATTTAATGTCAGGAGATAGTTTAATTTAGTTTTATTACAATGGAACTACTGCTCGGTAACTGTTTAGATAGACTTAAAGACTTAGAGGATAACTCAGTTGATGCTATTGTTACTGACCCTCCCTATGGACTCTCCTTTATGGGTAAGAAGTGGGACTATGATGTACCTAGTGTTGATATATGGAAAGAGTGCTTAAGAGTTCTAAAGCCTGGTGGGTATTTGCTATCCTTTGCAGGAACAAGAACACAGCATAGAATGGCTGTTAATATTGAAGATGCAGGGTTTGAGATAAGAGATATGATAGCTTGGGTATATGGTTCAGGATTCCCTAAAAGTTTAAATATAGGTAAAGTTATGGACAAATATCTTAAAACTGGTAATGCTTCTTGGAATGGAACAGGAGATAGTAGTAATGGTGCTTTGGGATATTCTAAACTACAACATAATCAAGGATATAGACCAGCAGACTATTCTAATAAACATCAGAATAAAGAAGAGATAACTGAGGACTTGGCTAAAAAATGGGAGGGTTGGGGTACTGCTCTTAAACCTGCACTAGAGCCTATTACAGTAGCAAGAAAACCATTAGGAGAAAAGACAGTAGCCGAGAACTGTTTGAAGTGGGGAGTAGGTGGAATAAACATAGATGGGTGTAGGGTGGAATATACAGATGGAACAACAGAGGAGCAGATAAGGAGGAAATACTCTGGAAGTAACGAGGGAAATGGTAGTGTTACCAATAACTTCGGTGTTAAGGATATTAAAATGACAAGCGAGTCTACACTTACTGGTCGCTTCCCAGCCAATCTAATCCACGATGGTTCTGATGAGGTAGTAGAGGGGTTTCCGAATACAGTTAGTAAGTGGGGAAAATCTAAACGAAGAAGCAGGGAGGGGGGTTTTGTTGGGTTTGCCCATAATGCCATTCAGGATGATAAGTTTATTGGAGATTCAGGCTCAGCATCTCGCTTCTTTTATTGTGCTAAAGCAAGTAAGAGAGAAAGGAATATAGGGTGTGAGGGGTTGGAAACATCTAAAAAGTTTACCGCTGGAAATTATAGTCAAAGTCCAACTTGTAAGACTTGCGACTTAACACTAAATGGAACTAACGACCACTCAGAATGTTCTGGCGAAGTTTACTATAAAGAAATGGAAAGTAAGAATACAAAGAACAACCATCCAACGGTTAAACCTCTTGCTCTTATGGAGTATCTTGTTAAGTTAGTAAGCAGAGAAGGACAGGTGGTACTAGACCCATTTATGGGTAGTGGAACAACAGGTATGGCTTGTAAGAAGTTAGATAGAGAGTTTATAGGAATAGAAATGATGCCAGAGTATATGGAAATAGCTCAAGCTAGGATAGAAGGTGTTAAAAAAGGGGAACAACTTAATATGTTATAATTGTATATATGGAAACAACAGTCATAGTTTTGTGTATTTTACTTGGCATAGCAGTAGTAGCTCTTGGGGTTATAGCCTCCTTGCAGATAATAACAGGCTCTAGTGAGAGAAAAGAGTTACAAAAATTACTTAAAGCAAGGGATTTACCAGAGTTTACTACTTATGGAGAAAAGCCTGAAGAAGAAGAGATAGAAGATACTAGTAATCTAGTGGATTTAGAAAACATGGACACGGTAATACAGGAGGCAATAGAAAAGACTTTTAATAAAAAGGAATAAAGAACGAGGATTATTAATCTAGTTTGATATACAAATGGCAAGAAGCACAGCTCAAGATTACGAGGAGAGAGGTCGTAAGAAGAAGTACGACAAAGAATATTGGTTATCCTATACTAAGGAGAAGTTTGATGAGAGTAGGAATTGGAGAGGCAATAATGTTGAACTTCAATGGTTTGTGAACTACATGTATTACAAGGGTAACCAGAATCTCAAGTATGATAAAGTAACAGGAACATTTATAAAGGATGTTAGAAACCCATTAACCTTTTACATTAATCATACCTACATGGTTTGTAGGGCTGTCAGAAATGCTGTCATGAAGGCTAATCCAACTTGGGATGTAGATGCCTTGCCTTATGGGGAACTAGATAATGATACTTCAAGAATATTAGGGGAGTATTTAGCTTTCCAATATGATAAGCTCAATTTAAAAGAGAAGGTAAACAAAACTTTACTCTATGGGTTGCTTTATGGATTAGGAATATTCCAATATGGCTATGATGACAGATTAGACAATGGCGAGGGTAATGCTTGGATAGAGACTCTAGACCCGTTTGACACCTATATTGACCCATATTGTACAAGCATGGAGGACGCTAGGTATGTGATAAAAGTTATGAGTAAACCTTATGAGCTGATTAAAGACAACCCTAATTATGATAAAAAGGCAGTAGAGAACTTAACAACAACTTCTAACTTAAGTGAGAGTGATTACAAAAACCTAATACTTAACAATGAGAACAACATTAACAACACCAGCAAGAATGTAATATTCCACGAAGGCTGGTTTGTAACCAAAGAGGGAATAAGGGTAATAACTACCAGTCCACAAAGTAATGAGATTTTAAGGAACGAATTGACTACCTTTAAGAAGTTGCCTTTTGAGCTTTACCAGCCTGATATAAATGTAGGAGGTATTTATGGTGAGGGCTGGGTAAAGAACATTGTACCACTCAATAAAGCAGCTAACTATTTAGAGACTTCCAGACTTGAGTACAATATTCTCATTAATAAGGGAAGATTGCTTATACCTAAAGGGGCTGGAGTAAAGAGTGTTACTAATCAAAACGGAGAGAAGATTTACTATAAAGCAGGGTTTAAGCCAGAGTTTCTGCCTACACCACCAATGGGGAGTGATGTGGATAGACAGATAAATGCACTAGGGACATATATACAGCTGATAGGTGCTGCTAATGAAGCCTTTATAGGACAAACACCAACGGGAGTAAAGAGTGGTATTGCTATTGAGACCCTGATTGCTTCCAACTTTAATCAGTTATCAGACCTAGTCAATAATCTAGCTAATACCTTAGCCAAACTAGGAGAGGACATACTACAATTAGGATACGAGTATCAGTTACTTACAAAGCCATTTAGAGCTTCAAGTGGAGAGTATTACGGAATATTGGGTGGTGGATTAGAACCAAAGAAGATGAAAAGACTTATGAAGGTCGTAAGTATACCAGCAAACCCAGAGGTTAAAGTAAAGATAACAAGCGGCGTAGCACACACTAAAGAAGCAAAGAGAGACATTCTAATGACTTTGAGGGCAGGTGGGGATGTTAGTAGACAGACTTTATTGGAGAATCTTGATATAGACTCTAAAGTAGAACAAGAGAGAATAGACAAAGAACAAGCCTCACAAGGAGAAATGCCAGCAGGGTTAGAGGGAATAGACCCTAATGCACCACTACCAGAGGGAATAGAGTTACAGGTGTAGGTGTTACGAATGTGTTATAATTAAGTAAGAGATTGTCTTTAGTATGCAGCAGGTCCATCCTCGGCCTGTTGCACAGTAGAGATAATCTACTAGCTCTTTATAAATAAATTGTAAAAACCCGTACGACACAGAAGTCGTTAAAATGTGGGTAAGATTATGGAGGACACAAACTCTATTGCTGTAAACACAACGGATGCTTCCGTTACAGAATCAGCACCTGTAGAACAAGCAACTGAAGATACTTCTATTGAGTCGCCAGAGAAGGCGTTAATCTCCGAAGAGGTAGAACAGGGTACTGAAGCTAAACCAGAGACTAAGGTAATCCCTTATGAGAGATTTGCTGAGGTCAATGAGAAAGCGAAGAAGTACGAAGCAGAATTAGCAGAACTAAAAAGGCAACAGGAGGAAAACCAGAGACTTGCTAATATGTCTCCCGATGAACAGGCCCAACAGCAACAATTAGAAGTTGCTAAGGAGACCTTAAAAAAGTTGGGCTTTGTTACAAAGGAAGAGCAAGAAAGGATTTTGCAGGAAGAGAAAGCAGCAAATATGTTTATATCAGAATGCAATCGTTTAGAGGGTAAGTATGATGGGAAAGATGGTATGCCTAAATTTGTTGCAACTGAGATTGCCGCATACATGGACGAGTTAGCAAGTAAGGGACAGTATATATCTGATCCTGAGACTGCATATAAACTCAAGTACATAGACCAGATAGCAGAGGCAAAGGCAAAGCAACAGAGAAGTTCTACATATTCTGAGAAGCAGCAGGGAGGAATGAATCAGGTAGATGATACCAGAAGTTCAGAACTTGAAGCTGCTGCAAAAACAAGAGACTTTGTACAGTTTCTTAAAAAGCATGCACCAATGCCAAAGTCTTAACTTTTAGGCGTTGTAAAGACATTGGGAAGGCGTAAATAGTCGCTGTGCTTTTAGGACTGTTGGGTCTTTGTTATTGAGGACTTTTAATTATTAGAATTACTAAAATGGCTGTATATCAGACATACAATACCTCTACAAATCACGAAGATTTGACAGATGTATTAACAAAGATTGGTGATATGACGACACCAGCCTATGCAAAGCTTAGAAAAGTATCTGCTAGAAACTCCCTACATGAGTGGAGTACATACGAGCACGATTCTGCGGCTACAAATGCACAGGTTGAGGGAGCTACATTCCAATATGGAGCCTTAACGGCACCAAGTAGACTAACAAACTACACCCAGATTTTTAGCAAAACATTCCAGGTATCTAATACCCAACAGGCAGTAGATCCAGCAGGAATGGAAGACGAGTATGCATTTAGAGTACAAGTAGCCCTAGAAGCTATTGGTAGAGATATTGAGAAGGCTCTAATCAACGGAACTGCTAACTCTGGAGCTTCAGGAACAGGAAGAAGATTAAAAGGTATTTTAGCCTTTATTACTTCTAACATCTCAACTGGAACTGGAACTGGCAGAGCATTAACGGAAGATGAGTTGAACGGACTGATTCAGGATTGTTACTCAAACGGTGGTAGACCAGATTGGTTACTAGGTTCTTATACCCAAGTAAACAAACTGGCTCAATTAATGAGTGCTGACAGAACATACAACGATGGAAACAAAGAGTTTACATCTCAGATGTTAGTCTACTCCTCACCATTCGGGAGAGTAATGGTAGAAGGTGATAGCCAGATTGCTTCTGACACACTCGCAGTCTTACAAAAAGATATGTGGGCAGTCGCACAACTAAGACCAGTTAAAAAGATAGATACTCCAGAGACCGCCGATGCGAAGAATGGAGTCTTGATTGGTGAACTGACCTTAGAGGCTAGAGCAGAGAAAATGAACGGTAAAGCAACTGGGTTAAAAGCAACCTAGTTTAATTACCAAGTAGTTACAAGGGGAGGGGCGTTAGTCCCTCTCTTTTGTTAAATGGTATAATATAGATATGGAATTAGTAGACCCACAAGGGGAAAAGATAACAGGCAAGAGTAAGCAAGAGGTATTAGACATACTTCATAAACTTGCACCTAAGAACAAAGAGCAGGAGGCAATACTGGCACAGGCAATAAGTAAGCAACTTGAGAAAACGAGAAAGGCTAAAATGCACAGAGGTTTAGAAGAAGGCTTTGGGGGAGTATTTGAGCATAATGCTAGAATGAGAGTTAAATCTGATGGTTTTAGCGAAAGCAGAGATTGGAGATTAGAGGCTGTTATTCCTAAAGAGATGTATTATGTAGCTAGAAAAATATGGGGAGATGATGTTATAACTAATCCTGTCAAGTTTAAGGAAGCATTTGTTAAAGACGAGCAAGGCAGAATGTGTTTAACAGTAGACCCTAAAACAATCTAAATTTTAAGTTAGAAGATATGGACTATAAAAAGTTGGCAAACGAGTACAACAATCAAACAAGGAGATTAGAGTCTATCTTATTATTTTTGTTTTTAAGAGACAGCTTTAGGGAAGAGATTCTTGATGACTTCTCAATAAATCAGGTGATATCTAGACTAGATAATCCTGTAAGCATTAGTATGAACTCTATCAATAGTAAGAATTTTCCAGTAGAGAAATTTGAGAGAAGCAAAGATATTGTGAATGAGCTAGTTAAATATCTTAATAAACTGCAACCATATAGAGCCTTTGTAGGTGCAAATGGGGAGATGGGCTTAACCTACAAAGAAGCTTTAGGTACATTCTAAATTATTACGAGGATATTATGTCCAAGAAATCAAAAACAAAAGGAAAAAGACCACTTCAAGTCTTGTTTTTACCTGTAGATGACGGTGGCTGTGGCTGGTATAGAATCAGACAGTTTGACGAAGCCTTTAAGAGTAGGGAGGATGTTAGAAGTTATCTAATGGACGGTAAAGAAGAGACAGATAAGCAGTTAGAAATGATTAACTCGGCTGATGTAGTAGTAGGGAGATTAAGCGATTATCAGTATTTTAAGTTAATAAAAGAAGAGATTGCTCCTGATAAAAAGATAGTATTTGACCATGACGACAATACAATGGAAATATTACCAACATCAGAGCATTACAAAGAGTTTGGTACAGAAGATGCATGGGCGTTAGTAAATGGTGTTCTGAAGCCTGTATGGGTTACGGGTTTAACAGAGGGGTTTAACAGGTACAAGAACCTGTCTTTACAAATGAGTTTACTGTATATTTTAGCAAGTGCTGATTTAATTACCTCTCCAGTACAGAAACTACTAGACTTTTACCAACAGTTTGGGAGCAAAGAGGTTAAAACGGGAATTGTACATAATGCACTTAATTTTGACCTATACCCTGAAGGGGAGTTTATACCAAAGGACAAGAAAAAGGGTGAGATTAGAATAGGTTGGCAGGGTGGTGTAAGCCACATGGGGGACTGGGAGGAGATTAAAGAGCCAATGGCAAGGGTTATGGCTGATTACCCTGAGGTTACACTGCATATACTAGGAAGTTACTATAAAAATCAGTTTAAAGCCTTTGAAGGCAGGATAACAAGGTATCCGTGGTATCCATTTAGAGCCTATACATACAGATTAAAGACTTTAGGGCTAGACGGGGCTATTATACCACTAGAGAACAAGCCTTTTAACGAGTACAAAAGTGAGGTTAAGTTTACAGAGTTTACTGCGTTGGGAGTACCAAGTGTTGTTAAAAATATGTTACCTTACTCTTTAGTCATAAACGAGGGCAATAGTTACCCATACAAGGACAATAAGGAGTTTGAAGAGCAATTTAGGGCTTTAATAGAGGATATTAAGTCTGGTAAGGCTCAAAACAAGGTTATTGAGGGCAAAAAGTGGGTTAAAAGGGAAAGAAGTCTGGAAAAGGAAGCTGGTGAAGTAGTGAAGTTATACAAGAGTATCCTACCCGAGGACACACAAAGAGAACTAATCTAAACATGGTATAATTATATATATACGAGGATGTACGAGGATAGTTTAATTGATTAAACAATACAATGACATTCTCGCAAATGCAGTCAGAGGTAGGTGATTTGCTCAATATGACAATAGGTGCTAATAGTACGGTAACTAGCACACAGGTTAAGAGAGACCTCAATACTGCAAGAGACCTTGTGTTAAATAGGCTTTTGACATTAGGACAAAACTATTTTTTAAGAATTGCTAAGGCTGATACAGTTGCTGGACAGTCTCTTTATTCACTACCACAAGACTTCAGGAAGTTTGTAAGACTAGAGATAGGATATGCTAATGCTACGGACAGGGTTAAGGTAGATCAGATAGATTTAAGCGAGATAGGAGACCCTAATATAGATATTTATTCTCAAGTAGACCCTAAATATACAATTTTAGGCAATATGTTTGAACTGCGACCAACACCAACAACATCGGTTGAAGATGGGTTGTATATGATTTATGTAGAAAACCCTGCAGACATGAGTGCAGATGATGACACATCAGGACTTCCACTAGACTATGACCATTTACTAACCCTTTATGCTAGTGCAAAGGGAAAATATACATTAGGATTACCAAATGAAGGAAATAACATGATGGCACAATTTAATATGGGATTAGATGAGATGGAAAATAACATTGTAGAGAGAAATCTTGACAGTGGTGGAACAATATCCCTTGTAGATGAGTATGGAGGCTTATAATGACAAACTGGACAGATATTCAAGACAAGGTAACGGGATACAGAAAATATAGTGGTGGGGATACACTTACAACACAAGACGGAAGAGCGTTACTAACACAAGATGGAAAAGAATTGACAAAACAAGGAAGAGAGAGTGTTTTTGTAGATGGAATAGATAGTGATACTAATTGGGGGTTCTTTGGTGGTTTAAT